GATTAATAATTACTAAAGTAATTATTAACGACAATCTCAAGGTCTGGAACCTTTTGTCAATGACCCATAGGCTTCCCCATGAGATGTTATGCTGCGCATCTATTGTATAGAGAATGTCTTATATTTGCACTCAAATGAAATATCGTAAGTAGGTTGAGCTGGTTGAACTTCGAAACCAGCTTCAACTATAACTTCACCACCGCCACCGGCAGTTGAAGTAGTTGTAGCATTATTAGCCTTAATTACAAGCCAAATATTGGATTTTAAGCTACATTTATGATACTGTTTGGTATCATATAAATCATTGGTTGCAGTATTGATAGCTTGATCAATACGTTGCTCATTAGTGTTATCGTCATAACGGGAATTTACTGAATAATTGAAATTCTTGAGCATATCAACTGGTAGGTTGATGCTCTCAAAGTGACGATCGTTTTCATCTTCATCGTTATTAAGATGCTCGTCAATTGTGATCTCTTTATGGTATAAAACTTCATAATGTTTCTTCATACGAGAGAGGCCATCTTTAGATAGTGCCACAGGATTAACTGTCATATGACGTAGCATATGGTCAATCCAGAAAGCTTTACGTTCTGATAGCTGATCTACTGATAGACCTGCTATTGAGGTTGACTCTTCTGGGGTCAAATAAGGTGCTAGATGTTGGGATTCACCTTTAAAACGAATAATAGATATATCGTAAGTAGTAGACTTTGCTGTGCGAGCCCAGAAAAGTAACTTGATACGGGCTGATGCCATAACAAGGCGACCTGTTGCGGCAAGAGCAGTAGCTGTGCCTATTTCAGGATCGGTTTGATTACCGAAAACTACTGGATTAGAATTTTGCTGTAAAAATGAACTATCGCGTTGCATAATATGCCACGGATATACTGTGCCTAAATCTGTATTAGGACGATCTATTGTAGTAAGACAATAAGCATGTAGAGGACAATGATTACCAGTTATACTGTTATTCAGTGCTACGGCTCCATAACCCTGGTTTATCTCGTTCATCACTTGATAAACTTGTTTAATAGTGCGTGTATTAGCACGAACCATTTGGTCTGCTGACTTAACTTGTAAGCGAGCAGGGGTGCCCTTAACTAGGGTTTTTGATGACTTGACACGGGTCGAAGTCACTGTGCGAGATCCACTACCTGTTTGGGTGGATACTCCTTGGGTTGTTCTGGTAGCTGATCCACCAGACATAGCTCCGGTTGAGGGTCTTCCTGGACCTTTTGTAGTTTGCGTAACCATGGTACGCACTGCTGCAGGAATAGCAACGCCAGCTCTGCGACGTAGCGAACCTTGCTTGAGGGAGATACCTCGGCGGACTCTTCGGGAGAAGTAAACTGGGGCATAGGATGGCATGATATATTACCTAGATTAGATAATAATTTAGAGAAATAAAATCTATAGTATTTTATATTATTGAATGGCGACAATGGCGACAGGAGAGTTGGGTAATACTGATTCCAACTCTCTTTCAAAATGCGGGCAAAAGGCTAGATTAGAAGCTAAGCACTTTTGTTTCACCTTTAACAATTATACTAAGTTTGGCTTAAATGGCGACAAAGTTTTGGAAAAACTTGAAAAAATTTGTAAAAAAATTGTTTTTCAGGAAGAAGTCGGTGAGTCTGGGACACCTCATCTTCAAGGTTACGTTGAGCTTATTAAGAAGCAACGTATTACAGCGTTAAAAAAAGCTGTTCACGATACTATACATTGGGAAGTTAGTCGTGATATTGAGGCTAGTATTAAATACGCTCAAAAAGTAGAAACTAGAGTAGGAAAAATATACTACTATGGGTTTCCTATTGATGTAAAAGTTATTAGTAAGCTATATCCTTGGCAACAAGAAATAGTTAATATGATATCTATTGAGCCTGATGATAGGTCAATTATATGGGTATATGATCCTGCCGGTAATAACGGCAAGACCGCGCTTCTTAAATATCTGGTTAAACATAACAAGATTATATTTACTTGCGGTGGTAAGAACGCAGACGTTATTAACCTTATTTATAATAATAAAGATTATATTACAAGCACTAGAAATGCTGTTGTTTTATGGAATCTACCTAGAACGGTAGAACCTGATTATATTTCATATAATGCTATTGAAAGTATCAAGGATGGTCTTATTTGTAACAATAAATTTGAATGTGGTTCATTTATATGTAACAGCCCACACTTGATTGTGTTTAGTAACTGTTTACCTAAGTATAGTGCACTTACAGCTGACCGCTGGAAAGTTTACACTATTGAAGATAATGAGTTGGTAAAGTTTTGAGAAACCATTACCTAGACTCTTCTTATTGAAGATTAATAATTACTAAAGTAATTATTAACGACAATCTCAAGGTCTGGAACCTTTTGTCAATGACCCATAGGCTTCCCCATGAGATGTTATGCTGCGCATCTATTGTATAGAGAATGTCTTA